GTGTCGCGTGGAACGTCTTTGATGATTTACCCCACTCCGGTTCAACCCGTACGGGCCCCCCAGGGTCTAGGGCTGTAGTGGCTTGTCACCTCGGCGTTGGTTGCAGATTCGGTGCGCTGGTGCCAGGGGACTATCTGGATCTCCTGGAATGAGATGGTCTGCCTCTACCCTGTCCCCGTACTCGAATGGTTTGTTGCACAGGTGGCAGTGAGTAGCGGAACTTTTCACGGCTCTCGCTCTGCGTCTGTAATCCCCACCGTATAACGCTTGCTTCTTTGCTTTGCGTTCAGGGCTGTCCACCTTCACCGGCCTACACCCGTCACAGTATGACGCCCTAGTTAGTTGACCGCATTTCAGACAAGGTTTATTGAACGGCATGAGGGGATGGGATTTTCATTGGGCGGATTCGCCGGACTTCATAACCCACAGATTCATGACGTCGATGAAGTCGCGCACGGTCAAGTCTTGCAACACGTCAAAGTCTGCTTCGGTGAACGCTATCTCTGCTGCGTCGAACAGGATCATCAGCTCATCCCCGGTCTTCATCTCACGAGCCATGCGCAAATCGACAACGAATGACACAGGGAGTGTGAAGAAGTTTTGGGCAACAGCACGGAAATCTTTATGGTGTAGCTCTATCGGTGGGGGATCCATGCGGAAGTTCATAGTAGATCTATCTTCCCACGGAACGGAACGCCAGCCTCCAACTCGAAACAGGTGAGTGCTGGTGTGCTGTCACCTCCTCCGCCTTGAGTCCTCGTGAACCAATCCGACCCGTTGTCGAGGGTGCTGGCTTGTACCCACCAACGCTCCCTGCCCTCGGTGCCGGAGAACTGTTCAACACGGTGATGGTGGAAGTGACCGGACACCATGAGCGTTGCTGCTGCAAGATAGGTGTCATTGAACACGGCCTTAGTCCAAAACAGCTGGAACGCATCAGGGCGTGCAACCTGGTGGCCGTGGATAGCTCCGAGGATATGTGAGCCGTCATCGAACACGTCGAACGCGAATCCTTCATCGTTCGGTTGTGGTATCAGCCAACGTTCCACGGGGAGCCCAACCTCAGTGGCGAGGCGTCGAACCTGTTGCAGGATGACAACACCCCAATCATCGACACCTGGCCTGCCGACAGTCTGCTTCTGCACACGGTACTGGCAATGATTCGAAGCAACGGATCCGTAGGTGACCGGAGCGTACTTGCAGGCGAGCTTTATCAAATCCCATATCAGCGCTGCAGCCAAGTCTGTCTGTTGCATCGGTGAGAGCGTATTCGACATGACCTGCTCCATGTCAGCTTTGTTGCTGATGCCCTCCACAATGTCGCCCATGTCAAGGATGACAATGTGATCGTAGTTCCCCTGCTTCAGCTTCTGCTCGATGCGGGCATAGCTGGCATGGATACGGGCGATGCTCTCCTCGTGTCCTCCACGGCTGCCGAACTTACCAATCTGGAAGTCTGCCGGTGCGATGACATAGGTGCGAGAGTTACCGGACTTTTTCACCGGCTTCACCTTTGTACGTTTCGCCTGCCCGTACAACGTAGGCAAGTCAATGTCGGTGACCTTCTTACGGAAATGGAACCGGTACGCAGTAAGCCACTCCCCATCCCAGCGTTGCCACTGTGACGTTCGAGGTGTGCCAACAATCTCGTACTCGCTCGGCGGGTAACCGCGTTGCTCTAGGAACTCGTCAAAGTTTGGGGCGTCAGGGAGGCCCTCGGTTGTTGCAGTACCTTCGTTGCCGTCGAACTCAAGCCCGGGGCGAAAGTCTTTCGGAGCAGTTACCTTCTTGGCAGGTTCCAGATTTTCCAGCATGTTTCCACCTTACTTGCAGGAGCAGTGTTTCATACGATGTTTCCGAATGGGTTTCTCACTAATACGAAGGCCACGATCCGTCAACGCCTTAGCAAGAACAGTGTTTCCCCACGCTTCTGAGTTAGCGAGAGCATCGAGGAGAATCTTCTGGTCAGCCTCATCCAACTTTCCGAGGAGGGTGCGGATAGCGCACGGAGTGACATGCTCCGGCGGTGTCATGCCCTCAAGCATCAGCCCTGGTCGTGTCAATGAGCTTGTACGCCACCTCAAGGAACCACGGGTTCAGGTTGTGAGTAGTCCCGCACTCCCGTAGCGCCAAGGCGAGGGCTTTGCGGATCGAGTTGAAGTCCTCATCCCAGATGAGCTTCTCATCCTGCAACAGTTCCGCAGCATCAAAGTACGGCTGGAACAGTTCGTCGCTAATCTTTGACGCCTGCTTGTGCAGTGTTGTTTGTACGTTAGACATTGTGTCCTCCTTTGTAGGTTGTTTGGAGTTTATTCGGGGAGGTCTAGGAAATCGAAGGATTGAAACGCCTCGTTATCAAACTGTGATAATTCGTTGACCCTGATGAAAGCACCGGGTTCGCGGGCGTCAGCGTACGTTTTCCAGGCAAGTGTGCGGATCACCTGCGAATCATCGTCATAGACAACACCGGTGAGCGCGTCACCCACACCACGAATCAGTTTGTCCAAGTCAGGAGGGACAGTGGGATACGGGCGTTTCACCGTAGACACGGAAGAAGGCCGGTCAAGATAGAACATTACTTCTAACTCAACCGGCCCCGTCACGCGAGTCCAACCTGCGATAGTGACCGCGTTCTCTGCAGCTTCCCTGACCGCAGACCTCCATGCTGGGAGAAACTTGGAGCTTTCGATGAACCTGTTGTTGCCGATGCTTTTCTTCGACCCCTGAGGAGCGGGTCGCCCTAGAACGTCAAACGTTATCTCCACGGTCACTAGGGTACCGTTTCGGCTTCACAAAACTCATAAGAACCGCCAGACAAAGCAGAGAGCCGAAAATCCATCCGAGAACACTCGTGACGTTAGTTTCGACCTGATACGCCAGGAGCAGATAGTTCAACCCCATAGCGAAAGCGAGGATCCGACCAAAGTTCTCCATTAGAACGGAGCGCTTTCTTCAATGCCGGGAGTCTTCACAGGCCACACCTCGTTCAAGGCAGCGTGACCGGACTTCTCGACAACCTGGTTAGCTGCAGGCTCGACAGTCTGGGCTCTGACTTTGATGCTGAACCCTGATGATCCGTCACGCTTCTGGAAGACATTAGTGCCAGTGATACGACCCGTGACAACAACCTGCTTCACACCGTCAAGCGGGCTCCGGTTATCCGTAGTCACATCATAAATAGTCTTATCGACTGTTTCCCACTCGCCCTGATGATTCTGCTTCCGAACATCCACAGACACCTTCAATGCTCGACCCCAATCGAAATCCTTGACATCGTTCAACCAGCCCGTCACAGTGACAAGCGCTTCATTCTTAACCATTACTTACCCTTTCTTATCGAATCCGATAACATGCGCGATATTCGTGCAGTCATTATGCCCGCAAGCTCTGACACCAGGGAAGATAGGCTTCCCGTCGTCGTCGATTGGGGTGATCTCGTCGGCTGCGAATAAGCCATGCCAAGGCATACACTTGCCGTCATCCGTGAGAGAAATAGTTTGCACTTTTCGTGCCCTACAAGAAGCACAGAGAATAACCTTCCCGCGCCTGCTCGATACAGTCCACCGGTAACCGCAACGCTCACACTGAACCTCGGGCATTCAGGCTACGCTCCGCAATCTCCAGCTGGGCTTCTGTGAACTCATAACGCTTCACCCTAGCCGGTTTCCTCGGACTTTTCACCCGTTTCGGCGGTGTGTACTCGGCCTCGGGTGCCGGAGCGTCCACGCGGGCCAGCATCCGATCACGAGCCCAATAATCCTCAGCACGCTTCCCCAGCCGTTTCTTCATCATGATCTGCTCCCACTGGTCAGGGTGCTCCTCACGCAGCTTCTTCAAATCAATGCCAAGCTCCTCAGCCCAGAGAACGCGCCTGTGATTCGTAATCATCGGATCCTCACCAAAAGCACCGAATCCCGTACCGGGTCACGCCGGTCAGCATCACACACCAACGCAATCGCATCAGCAGACAACGGCTCCACACCACCCTCAATGTAATACGGCAAAACCTCCATCACCACTCCTCCCTTTTCAAATACACATTAGCCATCGCCCACGAATGCCTCAAATCCGGACTCATATCCCCAGCATTCTCATAAATCCTTATGCAACAGGTTAGGCACGCCGTAATCTTCAACCCATGCTCCTCACAACGAGGCTCCTCAAACTGACTCACTTGCAACCAAACTCCCCACGCCTGCACGCATAATGCTCCCCACGATCATGCTCCGCCCGCACCCACGCCCTAGCCTCAGGAATCTCCGCAGCCGGCTTCACCTCCTGCTTATGCACAACAGTCTTCGGTTTCGACCACTTCACCGCATTCCGACACCACGTCCTAAAAGCTGCATTGAAATCCTTGAACACGGAACCGTTAGCAGTGTGATAGTCAACGAAAGCTTCCACCTCATTAGCAATGACAAGGGTGGGGAACTTTTCGTTGCACTCATTAGCAAACTTTTCCGAGGGTTCCCAGTCCGAGGGAAGTTGTTGAGCTTTTTTAGAAATATAGTTCTTTGGTTCTAGTTCAGTGGTTCTAGTTACGTCATCAGGTGTGACGACATCTGTAATCACGGGTGATGACATAGTGTCCTCATGGGTGATAACACCCTCCGGGGCGTCAATCAGCACCGTATAAAGCACCGAATTGTAAGCACGATGACGCTTCTCAATAGCCTTAGCATCGACCAGCTCCATGACGGCACGATCAACAGAAGCTTTCGAGCACCGTAAACGTGCTGCCAAGGTGTCCCGCGAGGGGAAAGCCTTATGAGTGTCATTGTCTGCGTAACGCGCCAGAATTGCGTACAGCTTGAACGCTCTGTCAGAAATGTCTAGGTTGATAACCCACTCATCGACGATAGCGAACCGCCGAGAGATATTTACTTTGTTGCCCATTATGTTCCATTCCCCGGCTTATCCCGTAGAATGGAATCAGCCGGTGCTCGTATCACCGGTTTTACTGTGAGGGTCGGAGTGTAAGCTTCGGCCCTCACTCTATTGTACCTCGAACCGTGATTTCAATATCTTGAGCGCAAGCATAGCCTGTTGCGGCACCACACCATTACCACACGCCTTCAACTCATCCTTCCGAGAGAGCCCAACACTTGTAATCCACCCAGGTTGCAACCCCATCATCCACTCCGTGAACTCCGAAGACAACCGTTGCGCCCCATCCTTCCCATCAGGTTTCGTTGGTGCAGGGGCCGGATTTTCTGTCACCGCCTCCCACCGCCGGATCGCAGGCTCGAACCGGTCAAAGTTGGGTCTTACAACGGTTTCCCTCACGTTGGAAAATCCGCCTTTGCTCCGGTCAATTTTCGACTCGTCACGAGCTGGGAGATCATCCATCGTGTTAGGTGTAGGCAATAAAGGGTCTTTGCAAGAACAAGTAAGCGCGTGAGTCAAATCTCCTCCAAAGTTCCGACATAAGCCCGATTCGTTATGATTCCCGACTGTCGGTGTGGGCAAGGATGAAAACGCGGAATCTTCTATGCGGGGCTCCTGCCTCTGACGCCTCCACACCATGCCACTCCGCATCATACCCGCGCTCGGCCAAGTTTCCGAGAACGGCTCCAAGTGCCCGCAAAGCAGGTTCACCATCTCCGGTTTCTCCCATACACCACGCACAGTGTTCCACACCGCCATTGGCTGACGCGCTAAGCAATCCTCTAACATTCTCAATAACCACCCATTCTGGTCGGATCTTATCAATAGCACGCGCAAACTCCGACCACAAGCCAGAACGTGTCCCCTCACCCAAACCGGCACGCTTCCCAGCCAAAGACAAATCCTGGCACGGAAACCCACCCGTCAAAATATCCACCGGCTCAACAGCCGTAAAATCCACTTTGCTCACATCACGAAAGTTCGGAACCCCAGGGAAATGCGCCTCAAGAATCCGTGACGGGGCATCCTCCCACTCACAATGCCACGCAACAGTAGCGTCGAACACTTCATTGACAGCCAAATCCAGGCCGCCATACCCGCTGAAAAGCGAACCTACTTTCACCCTTTTCCACCTTCCCTAGAACGGTTGGTCGCTCCAAGTGCTCAAAACCCTACCACCATCAGGCAGAAGAAAATACCACCGGAAATCAGTCCTATCGAAAACAGGGTGCTCCAGTGACTCCCACACCGGCAGTTTGTGACCCCAACCCCGAGCAGTAGCAGCCAACTCCGCGTTCGACTCCATATCCCCATTCCACCGAGCACACACCATCATCAAGTTATCCGGTGTGTCGAGCAGTTTGGATCCACCCATGCCACGATTCTTCCGGTGATGAGGAACCAAATCCTCCCCAACCCCACAATGCCAGCAGTGACTGTCCCTCGCTTGAACGAGCTTGAGCACTTTCTTCGGCACCGCCATGACCCCAGTTTATACTGAGTGAGGGGATGATTTGGGTTCGACGTTAGGCAAAACGGCATGTCCGAGCCGAGCGGAGGCGGGTTCGATTCCCGCCATCTCCACAAATATGACTTCTATGACATATTGCGCAAACAGTAGCGTAGAAAGTGCGCAAACAGTAGCGAGCGCGAGCGTGCAGAAAAGTGCACAAAATGCGCCCTAACCTTTACAAAATATGCACAATGTGCGCGATAGCACACAAAGCACAACACCCCCGCAGCCGAAGCAACGAGGGTGAAGGCGGACAACGTTCTGGGAACCAGCCCGTCGTACTCTAATTGTAACCTAGCAATCTGCAGGGCCGTAACCTAGCAAACGTGAACTTGCCCATTCCAGGCAACACTACTTGCCTGTTTCGCGCCCCTCAGTCGAATAGAAGCCTGACCCCTTGAACTCCACACCCACCGGAGCAAACACCCGCGTCACGGCACCACCGCACTCACAAGCCGGGGCATCATCGTCAAACCCATGCACAACGTCGAACGTTGTAGAACAATCTCCGCACCGGTACGAATACAACGGCATCAGTCATCGCTTTCAGGGACACCCTCGAAGTCCTCCAGCCACTCCAGAAACTCCTCAGCCGTTTCAAACAACCTACTCACAGCTTCATCTCCGCCTGCACCATCTTCGCAGCAGTCGCCTGCGCCATAATCGCCGACTCAATCGCCCTCAGCTTCGCACGAACACGATCCACCTGCGCCTTCGCCAAATCCCGCTCTAACCTCGCCTCCGAAGACTGAAGCTTCGCGTGCGCCTGTCTTTCAGCAACCGACCCTGAAGCAGATAGAAACGCGTTAGCTTCAACTG